TGAAACAGCAGCAGTAGAAACTCAGGAAAAGACTTTTTCACAAGCAGAGCTAGACCGCATTGTTGCTGACCGAGTAGGTCGAGAACAACGCAAGTTTGAAAAGCAATTGTCAGGCATCGACATTACAGAAGCCCGCCAGTTACTCGAAGACAAGCAAGCGGCAGCAATCGAGCGCCAGAAAGAACGAGGCGACTTCGAATCTGTTTTGAAATCAACAGTTGAAAAGAAAGATCAGGAAATACAAGCGTACAAAAGCAAGCTGCAAACAACCCTAGTAGACGGTGCTTTACTAAGCGCGGCAAGCTCCAATAACGCTGTTGATCCTACCCAAGTTTCTGCACTGTTAAGAAACAACCTACGACTGTCAGAAGACGGTAACGTAGAAGTTCTTGACGGCAATGGCACACCAAGGTATAACGATAGCGGAAATCTGCTGTCAACTGGTGAGCTGGTAGCGGAATTTTTAACGGCTAATCCTCATCATGTCCGAGCCTCTTTAAGCGGTTCAGGCAGTCAAGGTAACGCTGGTGGCTCTACACAGAAGTCTCTATCTGTGGCTGATATGGTCGATAATTGGAACGATGGCGGTAAAGAAGCCTTCGCTGCAATGAAAAAGAAATCGCCCAAATAAACCAATTTTACTAATTAATTATTTAATCTTTTGAGGATTTAAATCATGGCTGCAACTACTTCCACTACTTTAGACGACCTGTTTGTAAATATTATCGCGCAGGCGCGTTTCACTGCTGAAGAGCAATCCCTAATGATGGGTCTTGTTACTCAGTACAACATCGGTTCAGAAGCCGGTAAAACTATTCAGGTTCCTAAGTACCCAGCTATCGCCGCTGCCGACCTTACCGAAGGCACTGACATGGGTTCCACCACTGTATCAACTAGCTCTGTTTCAGTGGCTGTTGGTGAAGTTGGCGCACAGGTCTTGCTGACTGACATGGCTGCTTACGGCGCTGGCAACCCTGCTGTTGAGCTTGGTACTGTTCTTGGTAACGCTATTGCTACTAAGATGGATCAGGATTTGCTTGGCTTGTTCTCTGGCTTTACTGCTGCCTTCGGCGCTGCTGGTCAAGAAATCACTGTTGCTGATCTGTTCAAGGCTGCTGCTACTCTGCGTGCTAACAAGGTAACCGGCGTAATTAACGCTGTTGTTCACCCTTATCAGGCATACCAGTTGAAAGCTAACCTGACTAACACTTTTGCTAACCCTAACGGTGGCGACTCTCAGAACGAAGCAATGCGTAACGGCTATGTCGGTACTATTGCTGGTATCAACGTATACGAGTCTGCCAATGTTGCTATTGACGGCGCTGGTGATTCAGTAGGTGCAGTATTTGCTCCTGAAGCAATCGCAATCGCAATCAAGAAAGACTTTGGTATCGAGACTCAGCGTGATGCATCTTTGCGTGCATTCGAGCTGAACGCTACTGCCGTTTACGGTGTTGGCGAGTTGGACGATAGCTTCGGCGTTAAGATGACTTTTGACTCCGTACTTTAAGTGATAGATTCCCTGCCCTCTTCGGGGGGTGGGGTTTTACTGAGGTATGACATGGCGATAACGTATAGAGGCGAAAGGTTCGAGGGCTACAACAAGCCTAAGCGAACTACTAAACACCCAGATAAAAGCCATGCCGTCCTTGCTAAAGAAGGCGACAAGGTAAAGCTGATCCGATTTGGCCAGCAGGGTGCTGATAACAAGCCCCCTAGAAAGAATGAGAGCGAGGCAGATAAAGCCAAACGCAGATCATTTAAGGCTAGGTTTGCTACGCAGATCGAGAAAGGCAAGAAAGACAAAACCGCAAGCGCGGCATATTGGGCAGATAAGGTGAAGTGGTAATGGCATTCTCTACAGATGCAGACTTGATGCAGTTGGTTCCAGATATTCTAAATCTAGGTATTGATTTCTTTGATCAGGAACACCCAAAGGCGCAAGCAGATATTGAGCGTGAAATCAGAAACCGATGGTGGGAAAAGCGCGGTATTTCTGGTGAGCTAAAACCCGAATACTTAACTGATTCGCAGTGGACTAAAACCGCAGCGTATTTGGTTCTGTGGAAGTACGCATTGCCCCAGCTTACAAACTGGGTGGATGGTGATCGCTTCCAAAACATGATTGGCTTTTACAAGTCCCGTTACGCTGAAGAGCTTGAGGCTGTATTCCAAGACGGCGTTGAATACGATGTTGATGGCAGTGGCGCAATTGATGAAAACGAAAAGACCCCCATTAATCACGGTCGGTTAGTTCGTTAATGGATATAAAGATAAGCTCAAACGCCCGTGACATTGCCAAGCGTGTAGGCAAGAAAGGCAAAGAGCTATCAGATAGTGTAAAGCGTGCGTTATCCCGTACAGCTCAGGCTGGCGTTAATATTATTGAGGATCGCACCGCTGAAGGTCGAGGCTATAAGGGCGGCAAGTTTTCTGAATATAACCCTGTTTATGCTGCTTTTAGACGATCAAAGGGTCGGGGCGAAATCCCTGACTTACAATTTACAGGGAAGATGCTTGGTTCTATGACCACTAGGGCTAACAGCAAGCAGGCAGAAATATTCTTTAGCCGAGCTACAGAATCTAAGAAGGCGGCAATGAATGACAAAAAGCGGCCTTTCTTTGGCTTTAGCCAGAAGGAAGAAAAGAAGCTAGGCGAAATATTCTTTAGGAACTTAAAATGAGCATCAGAGAAAAGATAGCTGAAAATCTAGTTACAACGCTACAAGGCATTATTCAGCCAGTGAACATTAAGTACGTTACTAGAGAGCCGTTTGATTTCCAGAAGCTTTCTAACGCCCAGTATCCTGCAATCTTAGTACGGAGCGCAGGCGAAGAGCGTGGAGATTCTACCATTGGCGGGTCGATGACTCAGCGAATGGGTAATATTGATTATGATTTGATTTGCTACGTTAAAGGCTCGGTGATTGATGCTGCGCGGAATGATATAATTGAAGCAATTGAAGAAGGTCTTGATGTTGACCGCTACAGGGGAGGCAATGCCCTTGATACGCAGGTAACGCGCATCGAGATTGATGAAGGTTCTATAGACCCTATTGGTGGGGTTATAATGACAATTCGCGTGCTGTACCAATACACGCGCGGCACAACTTAAATTAATAAAGAGGTATTATCATGGCGACTAAAACAGGCGCATCTGGTGTTGTTCAAGTACAATTAGCTGGCACTACTACAGTCGCTGTCGGTGAAGTACGGTCTTTTACTTTCGAAGGTTCAGCAGACACTATTGAAGATTCGGTGATGGGTGATCTTTCCCGCACCTATAAGCAAGGCTTATCAACTAACACTGTATCACTCGAAGTATATTGGGATGAATCGGACGCACAGCAGCTTATTCTTGACGAGCGCGCATCAGTTGACTTTAAGGTTTACCCTACAGGAACTGGAAGTGGCGAGACCTTCTTCTCTGGCAGCGGTATTGTAACTTCACGATCTATTACTGGCGCGTTTGACGGCATGGTTGAGGCTAGTTTCTCAATTCAGTGCAGCGGAGCAATTACTGAAGCGCAAGTTTAATTAAGGGGATAAACTATGGGATTAGCTAAAGAGTTAAGAAACAGAAGAAAGTTAGAGGCGCGAGAAGTAATCGTGCCTGAATGGGGTGACGACTCTGGAGCGTTTAAGCTGTATTGCAGAAGTATTACTTGCTACGACTTAGATCAGTTGCAGAAGAAGCACCCCGACTTTTTAAGTAACACCACTATCGGCTCTATGGTCGATTTGATCTGCATGAAAGCAGAAGACGAAGGCGGCAACAAGCTGTTCGGGTCTGCTGAAGATCGCATGGATTTAATGGGCGAAGAAACTGCCGTTATTTCTGACATTGCTAATCAGATGTTTGCTCAGATTGAGTCTGTCGAGGTGGCAACAAAAAACTAAAAGCCGATTCGTTTAGGATGAATTTATTATCCTTGGCTGATCGGCTTCACCTAACAATTGCGGAAGCAGAAGCAATGCCAGTTAATCACTTTTACGAGTGGCTGGCTTACTTTCAAATAATGAGCGAATCAGATGGCTGAAAATGTAAGCATTGTAATTAAGGCTTTTGACAAGACTAAACCCGCTTTTGGTGCAGTCGGTAAGTCCTTGAAGGGTGTTACTTCAGCCATCTTTAGTATGCGGACTGCTCTGGTCGGCGTAGCTGGCGTAGCTGGTTTCGGTTATCTGGCCAAACGATCTTTAGACGCAACAGATTCTCTTAAAAAGACTGCCGACAAGATCGGTACGACTACAGAAGCATTAGGCGCTTTAAGATACGCGGCCAATGTCTCAGGCGTTGAAACGCGCACCCTTGATATGGCAATGCAGCGATTCACGCGAAGAGCGGCAGAAGCAGCCGCAGGTACAGGTGAAGCTAAGGCGGCAATCAGGGAGCTTGGGCTAAACGCTCAAGAACTTAACAGGATGACGCTTGACGAGAAAATGCTAACCCTCGCTGATGCTTTTGGTGGGGTTAGCAGCGAATCAGACAAGCTAAGATTAGCGTTTAAGCTATTCGACTCTGAAGGTGCGGCGCTTGTTAATACGCTAGGGCTAGGCAAAGACGGCTTGGCCGCTATGCTTGGAGAAGCTCGGGCGCTTGGCCTAACCATGTCTACTAGCGCGGCTGTAGGCGTTGAGAAAACAAACGATGCTCTGCTAAAGCTTGGCGGTTTGTTTAAGGGTGTTACCGACCAAACGGTTGCAGCCTTAGCCCCTGCTATTGAAATGCTGGTGGAAAGGTTTACTGGCTTTTTACAGCGGTCTATTGAAGCTAAAGGTGGAATCGAGAAATTCGCCAAATCATTAGCTATTGACCTTCTTAACGGCATAAAGATTGCGCTCTTTGCCTTTGAAGACTTAGCTAATGGGTTTATTAAAGTTTACAACGGCGCTGTATCAGCAAAGAATCAATTAAAAGACACTTTTGGGCAAGGCACTAAAAGCGCGGCGGCTTACAAGAAAGAGTTAGCCGAGATTGATAAGCAAATAGAAGGAAATAAAAACGCCACAAATTTAAACGCAGAGAAGCAAATGGAAGTTATAGACTTGCTTATCGCTAGGCGTAAAGAAGCTTTAAAACTATATCATCAAGCGCAAGATGCCGAGGCGAAAACTCCAGTAGGTGATGTTAGCTTTGCTGGAAGATTGGTGGGCGATCTTGATGCCCTTATCCTATCTCTAAGTAGCACCCAAGATGCAATTGTCAATCTCCCTGCGGCTGTTGTTCCAGCTTTAAACAACATTGAGCTAGGCTTTAAGTCTTGGCGCGACACTATTCCAGATTTAGACACAAGCATACAGGCGTTAGCGAATCAGGGCTTAAACGGCCTGACTGATGCCCTAACCGCTGGAGTAACTGGCGCGGCTAACTTTGCCGATGCCATGAAGGCGATGGCTAAGAGTGTAGTTGATAGCCTGATTAAGATGTTGATTCAAAAGTATATTGTTGATGCCGCTTTCGGTGCAATTACTGGTTTTATTGGTGGTCAAGCATCTACGAATCGAGCTGGAGGCTACGGAGCCTCTTTAGGTGGTGCTGACCCGTTTGAGCCTAGCAACTTTTCCCCTAAAGCTATCGGCGGTTCTGTGCAATCAGGCCAGCCCTATATGGTTGGTGAGCGTGGCGCAGAAATGTTTATTCCTAACTCGCAAGGATCAATTGTACCTAACAAAAGAATGGGCGGTGGCGGCGTGGTAGTTAATCAGACCATTAACGTCACTACAGGCGTACAGCAGACAGTGCGAGCAGAGATAGCAAGCCTTATGCCCCAGATCGCTAACGCGGCTAAGGGGGCTGTTGCTGACGCTAAAATGCGCGGCGGCAATTACAGCAAAATGCTAGGAGCATAAGAAGTGCCTTTATCTTTTCCAAGTGTAGGAATCACCAATCTCAATATGCGGCTCAAGCGTAGTGTTGCGGTATCTGAATCACCTTTCAGCTTTGATCAACAAGCGTATGAGCATCAAGGCGCTAGGTGGGAGTGTGAAGTCACTTTACCGCCGTTAAACTATGCAGAAGCAAAGGCAGTGCAGGCTTTCATTGTTGGCTTAAAAGGCCGGTCTGGTACGTTTACCTTTGGCAGTCCATTGCACACTAGCACCACCACTGCATCTGTTACCAGCGCAGCTATCCGCGCAGAATCGTTTACGACTACGGCAGGTTCTGGAGCAATTGCAGCCGGTGATTACTTTCAGCTAGGCGATTACCTTTATATGGCCACAGCCGATAAAGCATCAGGCGCTAACGTGTTATCCTTTCAGCCACCCCTAAGAGCCGCAGTTACTACCAGCACTGTTTTAGATTTCACGCTGCCAAAGAGCCTCTGGCGGTTATCATCGAATGACATTGGCTGGTCTGTTGATACGGCTTCAATCTATGGGTTTACCTTTGCGTTTGTCGAGGCTTTATAATGAGCAGAACATTAAGCACAGAGATGCAGGCGGTAGCCACTGCTGAGTTAGTCCGGCCTATCTATCTGGTTAAGATGGAGTTTGCTTCGGGTGATTTACATTTGTGGTCTGGATTGGGCAACCTTGTTTACAGCGGTGATACTTACGTTGGCACTGGTGACCTGATGGCTATCAGCCCCGTAAAAGAATCTGAAGAACTAACCGCCAACGGCGTGACTTTTACCGTATCTGGTGTAAAGCAATCGCTTGTAAACCTTGCCAGAGATGAGCCGTATCAGGGCAAAAAGATAACCTTGTATCTCGGAGCCTTTGACGAGAATGCTGACATCATTTCCAGCCCTGTTGTTTTGTTTAGTGGGTTTATGGATGTGATGACAATCTCTGACGCTGGCGAGACATCTACTATCACTATCGCTGCTGAGAACAAATTGATTTCATTTGATAGGTCATCTGTTCGCCGGTTTACGGCAGAAGACCAGAAGATTGACTACCCTACTGATAAGGGCTTTGAGTTTGTATCTAAGATTGCCCAGCAAGAGATAATCTGGGGTAGGCCAACGCCTCAATCTTACAGAGGCGGTGGTGGTGGCGGCGGCGGCGGCGGTATTTATATCGGTAATGGGTGCTTTGTAGCGGGATCTAAAGTTTTGATGGCAGACTTTACTGAAAAGAATATTGAATCTGTTGAAGTTGGTGATTTGGTTATAAACCAGCGCGGAGAAGCCAATACAGTGATTAAGCTTTACCATCACCCAATGGAAGACAGGGTGCTGTATACGGTTAATGGCTTAGTAGAGATGACTGATTCTCACCCAGTGCTAACCACTAAAGGTTGGAAATCTTTAAACCCTGAGAAGACTAAAGAAATTCACCCTGATTTAATAATTGCTGGGAAGTTGACCTTTGGCGATGCTGTCCGCAAGTATGACAATTTTCGAAAATTTTATATAGAAGAAGTCGAAACGCTACGCAAACGAAAAACCTTAATTCCTGTATTTAATCTTGATGTTGATGGCGATGATACTTTTGTTGTTGATAACTTTGTGGTGCATAACAAATGATCTATCAAAGAGAATGTTTGGCCAGCGTTAAAGAAGACATAAAACCATTGCTCGAAAAGCATTGGGAAGAAGTGGCGTTGCACCAAGGCGAGATAAAACTAAACCCAGACTGGAAAGAATACGCTAGGCTTGATGCTGCTGGAATGCTGGTAGCGTTTACTGCTAGAGATGCAGGCAAGTTGATAGGGTATTGCGTTCTTTTGGTAAGCCAAAGCATACATTACAAAGACCACAAGTTTGCGTCTAATGATGTTGTTTTTGTTTTGCCTGAATACCGTAAAACCTATGCCGGTTATAATCTTATAAAGTGCGCCGAAGATTACTGTAAAGAGTCTGACGTTTCTATGATGACGATCAATACTAAAGTGCATATTCCTTTTGATGATCTTCTGTTAGGTATGGGCTTTGAATTGATAGAGCGTATCTACTCAAAATTATTAAGGAAATAAAATGGCAGTTGCAGCAGTAGCGGGTATCGTCAGTGCAGTGGGTTCAGCAGCCGCTGGATTAACTATCTTCGGATTAAGCGCGACAACTCTAGGCGGGTTTGCGGCAGCCTTTGCTTTAGGTGCTGGATTGTCTATGGTTTCTCGGGCGCTTATTCCTAAGCCTAGTATTGGGCAGCAGCTTACAGGGCTAGACTTTACGGTCAGAGAGCCTGACGCTACAAGAAAGATGATCTACGGGCGAACGCGAGTAGGCGGCGCAGTTATATTCATAGACACGACAAATGGAGACGATGCAAACGAATACATCCATCTGGTACTTGCTTTTGCTGGCCATGAAGTAGATGCCTTTGAAAAGATTTACGCTAATCAAGAAAAGATTTGGGATAATGGTAGTCGGACTGTTTCTTGGCAACCATATCTTGATGTAAATGTTCATCTCGGAGATCAAACAGCAGCAGATTCAGAGCTTGTTGAACGATCATCAAAATGGACTACTGACCACAAGCTATTAGACACGGCCTATGTCTATATTCGCCTAAAATATGACGCAGAGTTTTTCGCTAATGGCCTGCCAAATTTCTCTGCAACGATTCGTGGTAAGAAGGTATTAAACCCAGTCACAAGCGTTACAGAATGGACTCAGAACCCCGCCCTGTGCATTTACGACTACCTGCGCGACACAAAGTACGGCTTATCCGAATCGGCCTCAGACATCAATTCAGCGGCTCTGGCAACGGCTATATCGTTATGCGATCAGGACGTAGCTTTAGCGGCTGGCGGCAATCAGGCTCGATATACGTTAGATGGCGTGATAGACACTGCCAATTCTAAGAAAGAAAACATTGAGGCGATGCTTTCGGCAATGGCTGGGAAGCTGGTTTACTCGAGTGGCGAATACTTTGTCTCAGGCGGTGCATATGTTGCACCTACTGTTACGATTGATGAGTCCGTAATGGTTGGTGGGCTAGAAGTGCAAACTAAGCAGTCGCGAAGAAGCCTATACAACGGCGTTAAAGGCATTTTCAGAAGTGAAGAAGACGACTACAACACGGCAGACTATCCAGCCCAGTTAAGCTCTACATACAGCGCAGCAGACGGCGACCCGATATATTTAGATATGGCCTTGCCGTTTACGACTAACAACATTAGAGCGCAGAGAATAGCCAAGCTCGCGTTGCTGCAATCCCGACAGCAAACAACTATCACAGTTCCTTGTAACCTGACGGCTTTGAAGTTCAGGGCTGGTGACACTGTAATGATTACCAATGCCAAAATGGGTTGGAGTCAGAAGGTATTTCAGGTGATAGGCTATGACTTATCCCTGACCGCATCTGGCGAGATTGTTGTTAATGTTCAGGGTATTGAAACCGCAGCGGCAATCTATGATTGGACTTCATCAGATGAAGAAGATTATTTAGCAGGCGGTGAACTTGATCTTTATGACGGCAAGACTGCAAATCCAGCCATAGCGCCTTTAAATTTATCTGCATCATCAACCGTCAACGCTGATGGAACGGTAACACCGATAATCAATGCGAGCTGGACTGCTGCCAACGATTCTTTTACAGACTACTACATGGTTCAATGGCGCAACTCAACAACTAGCGGCGCAGCAGTTAATTCAATCACAAAAACAACAGCCTTTATTATTCCGTCAGTTGATCCAGCCAGCAACTATGTTGTTTCCGTTTATGCTTTTAACGGGCTTGGGGTTCGATCAACAGCCATTGCTGGTAACGTAGCAACAATAGCAGACACTGCGCCAAAGCTGCCTAGCCTGTATCAGTCTGTCACTGATTCTTCATCAGCCCCGACTGCCGCACAGTTTACGACCGCCGCAGGTCGAAGCCCTAAGAATGGTGATGTGTTCTTGGCTACGGACACAACTACAGCAACGGATACTGTTCATCCTTGGACTTACAGTACCGCATCTTCAAGCTGGACTGAAAACACGAACTTTATCAGCGGCGATCTAATCGTTGATGGCTCGATCACTGGCGACCAGATCACAGCCAATTCTATTCAGGTAAATAAACTTACGGGCGACATTTCAGAAACGTATCCCATAAATTACCCGTCTAGCATTCAGACTTGCACTGGCGGCGGTACAGTTGATAATGATGTCAGGCTTACAGTTCCTGCCCCCACCGGTGGTGTTGAAAAAAATGCTGCTGTAAGTTTAACGGTGAAGCTATCAGCCGCTAACGCCTCTAGCTCAGGAAATGCAACGGTTATTGCTAGTTGCGATGTCAGGCTTCAAAGATTAAGCACTGGGATTACTACAGGAACATTAGTAGGCGGGACTGTTACTCAAGTTTCGACTTTGCCTAACAATGTTAAAAGGCTCAAAATAGTTGGAAACCATATAAGCAAGCTGGGCACTATAGGGAGTATTTCTCGAAGCTCTACTGGTGCATCAGGTTTTACAGTAACACCTGTTCTTGGATATTATTATGAAAATACAGTTACAGGATATTCAGGTAACTTTACCTATGTATTCACCACTTCCGCTACAGATATTACAGTAGGATCAAGTTTCTACTTTAACAAAGATGCTTGGGTATCTCAGGGGACTTATATTAGTTCAGAAGCTTATGAAACACTATATTTTCAGGTTCAGCCGCAAGATACGGTCAGTAAAGAATATACGATAAACCAGACATTCGGCGCGACTTTAAGCGGTGAAAATTTTAGATTAACCGTTAAACAGAATGAGAATACAACTTTCACAAACACCCCGATAACTGTTAATAGTGTGTCTGGTGTTATGCAGTTAATAACATAAATTCTAGGAAATACTAATGGCGATTAATAAGACTTCCGACTTTGTAGATATGACAATAAGGGCAAACAAGCAGATTAGCGTAACCATACGCTATACCCTAGATGACCCAGATGACAACGAGCTACCTGTTAGCATTGAAAAAGTTCATGTATTAGTAGAAAGCTCTGACATATCTGGCTTTTCTGAAGAGATACAAGCAATTATCAATTCAGCTTGGGATGCGCTTTGACTTATTGGTCTATAGACCCTAAAGCGGTGGTATAATTCTGGCAATTAAGCCGAGGCGCAAAAATGACTTATTATCTAGTAAAAGATGACACAGCAACATCAATTCAAGCAACCCTAACTAGGGACGGTGACGGAAGCGTCATAAACTGTTCTGGTGGCACTGTTCGCCTAAAATTTAGAGCTAAAGGAACAGCAGCTACCTTGTTTACATTGACGGCTGGCGATGCTGGGACGAACTTGCAAAACGGAATTGCAATATTTCAGTTTTCTGGGACTCATTTAAACCTAGAGAAAGGGTATTACGAAGGTGAAATTGAAATCACATTTAGCGATAGCACCGTTGAGACTGTTTATGAAACTCTCGATTTTTACCTAAGAGCTGATTTTAATTGATCAACCTAAAAGCATTTTTTAATCGAGCTGTTGCTGGTATTGCTGAAAGACGGGCAAAGGCAACGGTTGATTTTAACAATGCTGTCGCTAAAGTTCTGGAGCAAAGAGCCAAAGGTGATATCACCTTTAATCGCGCAGTTGTTGAAATTGCCTTTATTCATATAGCGATTCTTGCAAGGTTGCTCTCAGATTCTGCTTTATTTTCTGACGAGATATCTAAAGTATTGGGTAAATCTCCATCTGATAGCTTGGCCTTTAGTGATCAACATCAGAAAGTATTAGCAAAAAGTAATCAAGATTCGATTGATATTGCGGAAGTTGTCTCTAAGGGTAGCTCTAGGCAGCGTCAAGATTCATTCTCCGCGACAGATAGCGCACTAATAATACCAAATAAATCTGCTTCAGATTCTGCCTCATTCGTTGACACCCAGACCCTAATTTTAGCCTTGCGCAAGTTTGACAGCGCAGCCTTTTCCGAGGTAATAAGCGCAGCATATACCAAATCACTTGCGGAACAGATTCCAGTCACCGAGGCGCTAGAATATAACCTTAACAAGCCTTTTGCAGATGGCGCGGGCTTCTCTGATGTTTTAGTTATATTAAGAGCCAAACTATTTGCAGACTCTGCCGCGTGGACTGACGAACATAGTAAAGCATTTAACAAGTTTATTACGGAAGGTCTGGGCGTAACGGACGATTTAGACGGAGAGGCAACAGCAGAAGATGATCAAGAAATGTCGTTTGTTAAGGCTAGGTCTAATTTAGCAGCGGTGTCAGACTCTACCGCAATAGCGCAAGGAAAGGAAAATAGTGATACAATCGGGTCAACTGATTCAGGCTCTCTGCGCGGCCAAGGCTATGCGGAATTTGGGTATTTTTTACAAGATTATGTCGGCTACAGCCGAACTTTTTAGAGGTGTGAAATGGTAAACGAAAATTTGAAACTGCGTGGTGATGTAGCTTTAGTCTTAAAAGACAAGAATGGCAAAGTCAAACAAGAGCGCAAAATTAAAAATCTTATTGTGTCGGCAGGGTTAGAGTTTATTTGCTCACGCATGGCAGGGACTTCGGCTGGCGTAATGTCTCATATGGCTCTAGGTTCCGGTACAACTGCCGCCGCCGCAGGTCAGACTGATCTAGTGTCTATTCTAGGCTCTAGGGAAGCTTTAGACAGTTCTACTGCGTCCAGCAATACAATCGCCTACGTTTCGTCTTTCGAGGCTGGCGAAGGCACTGGCGCTGTTACAGAGGCTGGTATCTTTAATGCCGCATCTTCAGGCGATATGCTTTGCCGTACTGTTTTCAGCGTAGTGAATAAAGAAGCTGATGATACAATGTCAGTAACTTGGACTATTACTTTAACTGCATCCTAATTTGAGAGGGGCTACCCAATGTCTACGATAGTAACAAGGTCGGGCAAAGGATCGCCCCTTACAAACACAGAACTTGACGCAAATTTTACCAATTTAAATAGCGACAAGTTGCAATTATCGGATCTATCCGCAGGTACAGGTATTAGCCTTTCTGCGGGTGGCGCGATAGCCAACACTGCCCCTGATCAGACGGTAGCTTTAACTGCTGGAGGTGCTACAAGTATCTCAGGCACTTACCCAAACTTCACAATTAGCAGCACTAACACAACTTACAGTGTGGGCGATGGTGGTCTTACAGAGATTAACTTCACGTCAGCTTTAAGCTCTAAGCTAGGAAATATTGAAGCCAGCGCAGACGTAACCGATACTGCCAACGTAACAGCCGCTGGCGCTCTAATGGACAGCGAGGTAACTAACCTAGCACAAGTTAAAGCTTTTGCTTCTTCGGACTATGCTACAGCAGCACAAGGCACTTTAGCTGCTGCGGCACTTCCAACGTCTGGCGGCGCTATGACAGGAGCTATCACCACCAACAGTACGTTTGACGGCGTGGACATCGCTACACGAGATGGGGTGTTGACTACCACGACTAACACAGCTAACGCAGCTTTGCCAAAAGCCGGTGGAACCATGTCGGGCGTGATAGCAATGGGAACGTCTAAGATTACAGGCGCTGGCGACCCTACTGCTGCACAGGACGTAGCAACTAAAGCTTATGTTGATTCCCAATCTGGAGGCGGTGAAACTTTAGCTGAAACTTTAGCCCTTGGTAACAGAACAGCCGCTGCGGGCAAGATTGAGTTCCGTGACGCAGCTATATACATTAACTCTAGCGTTGATGGTCAGTTGGATATTGTTGCAGACACTGAGGTTCAATTAGCAGCAACCACGTTTGACATTAACGCCGCTGTAGTGACAAACGGTGATGTTACAGTAGGTGATGATTTAAGCCTATTATCTGACAGTTCTAAAATAAACTTTGGTCTTAATAGTGATGTGTCGCTTACGCATCAGCACAACTTGGGTTTGCTTTTAAACAGCACTCGCCGGCTTTATTTTAATGACACAAGCCAATACATTAACGCACCCAGCACCACTACTTTAGATATTAACGCGACCAGTGAAATCGAGCTTAACGCTGCTCTTATTGATGTCAATGGTGCTTTAGATGTCTCAGGAAATATTGTAGTCGCAGGGACTGTAGATGGTCGTGATGTAGCCGCTGATGGTGTAACTGCTGACGCAGCACTGCCTAAAGCTGGCGGCACTATGACTGGAGCACTTACAAGCGGCTCTGACGGTGCTGGGCATGACGTTAAGTTCTTCGGAGACACTGCCGGTCATTATATGCTTTATGACGCATCAACTGACAATTTAAACTTAGTTGGCGTTGGTTCTAGTCTTGTTGTGGGTGGCAGTCTAGCAACAGACCCTGCTGGCAATTTTACTGAACAAGGCGGCTCAAACTTTCTTGCAGCTATTACTGAAGATTCAGATACCCTTAGCGGAAGTGGTGCTGTAACTATAAATTTAAACAACGCTACTAATTGGCTGCACGATTTAACTGGAAATACTACTTACACTTTCACATACCCGACCACTTTAAACGTGCAAGTGTCTAGCTCTTTTACTCTCAAGATTATTCAAGGTACAACGGCTCGTACAATTACATGGCCTTCTAGTGTTGACTGGGCGGGAGGCACAGCACCTACGCTTTCTACGGCAAATAACGCAGTAGATGTTTTTGTATTTTATACAATTAACAGCGGCGTAACATGGTACGGCTTCACGGCTGGACAGGCGATGGCATAATGGGATTTATAGCTAATAAATTATTATTATCACGAAGCGTTGACCCATATGACCCGACTACTGGACAGTTTACTAAAGGCTTAGTAATGGGAACTAACGATGCATTGACTATAAATGTTGCTGATATAGACAATCTTTCACTGGTAGATGAGATTAGTGGTGATTCTAGATTGTCTATAGCCTATGAAAGTTCTGTAGATTCTACAAGAGACTTGGGGTTTTTCTCCAATACAAGCTCTGATGAAATGACCTGTGTAGATTTTAGCGACATAGCAAATATCAGTGTAGCGGATTCAATTGTAGATTCTGACAAATTTGATTTTACAAGAGGCGTTGCCGCAGACCCTGTTACAGAGATTGTTTATGTTTCTGGCAACACACCCAATTACTTTAATGCTGTTGATTATAGCGACCCTACAAATCTGTCTATAACAAGCAGTTTATCTACCACTTATGGTGGCGATAAAATTGTTGTGGACACTGCTAGAGATACCGCATTTATGAAAGCAGGTGGGCGACTTACATCTATTAACATAGCTAACCCCGCTAGTATGTCAGAAAGAACAACTTTACTTTCTTCTACTAATATGAATACCGCTGGCGGGTTAGCAATAGACACTACTAACAACCTTGTTTTTACTGGGCATTATAGTAATGACAAAGTTGCTGTTATAAACACATCAAATGTTGCAAGCTTATCGGTTATTAGTAGCCTTTCTGACAGTACAAACTTAAATCAACCAACTGTACTTGCAACTGACCCAAGTAAAGAATTGCTTTTTTGTTTATGTGTGGACACCTTATCGGTTGTTGATTATAGCAATACCTCATCTATGAGCATTACTGACACTGTTTCTGAAGTTAATCTTGGCCAAGGAAGCACTCGAAGCTTGGCAGTTGACCCAGTGCGGGAGTTAGTTTTTGCTAAAGCTAGAAGTGAGAATAAAACCGTATTTGTCTATGATTATTCAGACCCAACTAATTTAACTTTAGCAGGAACAGTTTCAGACTCAAACTTGGCTGCTGGGCAAATTGTATTGGGCGGTATAGCATCTTAATTAAAGGAATAAAACATGTTAGTAAAAATAGTAAATGACGCTGTAGATACTTTTCCATATAGCGTAAGAAAATTAAAAGAAGAAAACCCTAACACTTCTTTCCTAAAAGAAATGCCGCCTGAAGCCTTAGCTGAGTGGGGGGTCTACAGAGTAGATATGGCTACTAAGCCTACACCGGCACCGAGTCAAACCGCTGTGCCTGAAGATTCCCCTGCGCTTATAGATGGGGTGTGGACTTTAGGCTGGACGGTTAGAGGCTGGACGGCAGATGAGTTAGCACGACTTGCTAGAAATGCTAGATATGATAGAGACGAAAAGCTGTCTGAATCCGATTGGACGCAGATGCCCGACTCGCCATTAAACAGCACAATAAAGCAATCTTGGTTTGATTACAGAATTGCACTTAGAGATATAACTGAACAGTCTGGCTTTCCTACAGACATAACTTGGCCTACAGCGCCTTAACTGGAGATAAAAATGAAACATTTATTACTAGCATTACCCTTGGCTCTTATGGGCTGCAACACCTTTAACGGTGCTGTTGACGGATCACAGCAGATTGTAGGAACTACTGTTGACTCAGCGCAGTCTATGGTTTCAGACACTGCCAAAGGTATCGGCGCAGGATCAGCTACCTTTGTTGAAGGCATTGCCACTGACATTCGCAAAGCGTCTGAGTAAATGTTAGCGGAGATTGCTGCGGCCAACGCTGCCTTTAAGGTTATCAAGACAGCGTTAAGTCACGGCAAAGAGCTATACGACTGCTCCGCTGATGTCCAATCTTACTTTGACAGTAAAAGCTCAATTGCTAAACGTGTTGCCTCTAAGGGTAAGAATGACCTAGAGGCTTTTATGGCTCTCGAAAAGATTAAAGAGCAAGAAGAATGGCTGAAAGATTACATGGTCTACAGTTGTCGTGCAGGCATGTATTCAGATTGGCTGGCTTTTCAAAGTGAATGCAAAAAGAAGCGAGATAGAAAGGCAAGGCTGGCAGTTCAGGCTAGGCAGCAAACTATCAAGCTTATTAAACAGTTCATTACCGTTATCGGCATAGCGATAGCAGTAAT